TTAGATGGTTAGCAGCAATATCTGATAGGACATGCTCTGATTGTATGCAATTAGATGGGCAAGTGTTTGATATAAACAAATCACCTTTACCTCCATTACATGTAAATTGTAGATGCTCTTTATTATCTGTAGGAATTTAAAATGAAAATATTAAATAAACCGAGATGTTATAATTTTGATAAATGCGGAAATGAAGCAATGAGTTTAGTAAACGGAATGTGGTTGTGTGGACCATGTATTATAAAACTTCAAATGAAAATAAGAAAATTAAAAGAAAAATTATTATTGGAGGAATAATGACAAAAGAATTTTTTAGTAGGATAGTGTTTGGCAGAAAATTAAGAGGATGTAGAGTAGACCCTGTTACAAGACAATCAGTTCAAACTGCAAAACACACAGGAGATATTGTGTATAAACTTAAAGGTGATGGTGTTGTTTCAAATAAATCAGAATACAAACTCTTAACAAGGGAGAGAACATTAAATCCAATTGGAGAACCTGTTTTAAATGAAGTTGGTGAAAATAAAAATATAATTAAACGAACAGCCAATTCAAGGTATGTAAAATTATGAATACTCCAACACAAATGCTAAACGCGGAAGAAACATTTTATGAAGTAAATACTGGAATAACAGGAACAAGTTCAATTACTATTCCTATATTTAAAGGCAAATTAGATTGTATAATTGTAGATGTAGAGAAAAAAATTGATTTTATTATTGAGAGTTCATTGGGATATTTAATTTTAAAAAGAAATTATATTGAAGGAATTAATTATTTTGCAATAAGAACAAGAATAATTCCTGCAGAAGATGATTTAAGAGATATTTTAACTTTTGATAAATTTAATTTAAATGAAAAACTCATAATTACTTGTATTGGACAAAAAAATACTTCTGTTAAATTCATTTTAAGAGCATATTAATTATTTTTTTGATTATATATTACACATCTTAAAGTATTTAAAGTAATTCTTCCATTTTATTTATAGAAGCAAAAATGCCATTACCAAAACAAAAAATGAATTTAAAATTTAATTATTCAGTTCCGATTATAGAAAGTTCATATGTAAACGATGAATTTATAATTCAGGGAACAGCAATAAATGCAACACTCACTTCTAATAATCATAAATTTCTTGCAGAAGAATTAGAAAAATCTGCACATACTCTTTCTGGAGTTCCATTATTAATAGACCACAGAAATGAAATAAGTGCAATTAAAGGTAGAGTTATTGCAGGAGATTTTGATGAAACAGAAAAAAGAGTTAATTTTAGAGCAAATGTAATTGATTCACAAATAAAAGAAATGATTAAAGATGGTAGAATAAATAGTGTAAGCGTTGGTTGTGATGTTGATGAAATAGAAGAATCAGATGGGCATTTTATACCTCATGGAATTACATTTAAAGAATTAAGTTTGGTTGCAGTTGGTGCTGATGAAGGTGCTACATTTACTACTGCCTTGCATGAAGCATATAATTTAAATAAACCAAATAATAAAAAACAAATTACAAAAAAGGTTTTAAAAAAAGAACCAAATACTCAATTAAATAACACGGGAGGTAAAATAATGAAGAGTGAAAACGCAAAAACTGATATTCAAGACAAGGGAGTAACTGAAGAAAGATTACAAACTATGATTGATAGTGCAGTCTTAAAAGCAGTTGAAAAATCAAAAGTTGTTGAGTCTGATACAGATGAAGATGCAAAAAAACCTGTAAAGGAACCAGAAGCAGAACCTGCAAAAGAACCTGAAAAGGAAGATGCAGAGCCTGTAAAGGAACCAGAAGCAGATGAAGATGCAGATGAAGATGTTGAAGAACCAGTTGTTGAAGAGAAAGACAAGTATAAAATTATTCAAGGTCATGGTTCTCTTAGAGGTGGGTCTTTTACTCTTGTTAGAGCATAATGGCAGTAGCAGGAGGAAACCCATTAGGAGCAGTATGTTTGTTTGACGGAGAAAATCCAAGAACATTCATTGCATTAGCAAGAGAAACCATTTCAGGTGGAGATTTTGTATATAGTTCAGGAGCAGCAACAGGTAATGTAGTTAGTTCAGGAGCAGCAAGTTATGTAATAAGTGATATTGGAGTAGCAGCATGTGATACTTGGGGTAGAGTTAATGGAATTGCATTAAATAATGCAGGTTCAGGAGAAGAAATCACAGTAGCTACAAGAGGAACTTATTTACTTAAATCAGCAGGAGCTGTTTCAGGTGGAATGTTAATAACATTATCAAGCGGAGCAGATGCAACAAAAGGTTTTGATGGAGTAATATGTGCAGGACTTGGAGATGGAGCAACAAATGGTTCATGGGCAGGTGTAGTTGGAAGAGCATTAACATCAGCTGGTAGTGAAGGATACTGTCTCGCCTCATTAAATATATAAAATGGCATTCAATAGAATACAAGAATATATTACACGAGGCACTGGAGTTGCAGGAACTTTATTAATTCCTAAATTAATTTTTCCAAAATTAATTGACGAAGTTGATAAAAACTTGTTACCAAAAGAGTTAGCAGCAATCTATCAAACACCAGCACAATGCGCAAATCAAGGAAGTAGTTGGACTATTAATTTAATAAAGCCAAATTCAATGGACATCCGAAGAGTTGGAGAAGGAGCAGAAGTTCCAATGGATGCAGTAGATTCTGATACAAGTGTTACAATAGAACCAGTTAAATATGGTGTAGCAATTAGGATTACCAGAGAAATGATGGAAGATAGCCAATTTAATATGCTTGATTTAAACATACGATATGCAGGAAAAAGGTTTGCTGAAAAAGAAACAGAATTGATTATAGACGAGCTAAATTCAACAACAAATGCAGTTACAGGTGGAGCAGCAGCAACAGTTGCAAATATTACTGAAGGTATGAATTATCTTGAAAGATATGATTATACGCCATCAGATTTATTAGTAGGTGATGAGTTTTTACAAGACCTTAGAAACATTGATACATTTGTGGAAGCAGATAAAGCTGGAAATACTGATATGCTTAACAAAGGATTCAGAGGAAATATTTTTGGTATGAATGTTATAAGATTTAGTAGGAACGCAACAAGTGCACCGTCAACTAAATGCAAATATGCATATGTAATTGATAGAGAAAATTCATTTGTTATAGCTTATAAAAGAGATTTAACAATTGAAAATTTCGACTTACCTACATATGATATGCAAGGTGCTGTAATTACTATGAGATTGGATGTTGAATATTTGAGAGATTTTGCTACTTGCGAAATAACAACTGCATAAGTTGTTGTTTTTATAACTATAATGGTAACTCAAGCAGGAAGTTTATTAGGTTGCATAGATGGGATGAATAAAGGAGTTGGAACATCTGGTTTAGCAATTGCTGGAATTATGCTTCATAGAGGAAGTCCAGATAACGTCTTAACAGGAAATGTTGGAAGTGATATTGTTTTAGATGTTGTCAATAATGAGTTATATATGTGCGAAGCACAAGGCGGTAGTGAATGGATTCATTTAGGGTCAGTTGCATAAAACTATAAATTTATTTTTTTTATTTTTTATTTTTCATTGTCGTGTGGTTTACCTGATACACCGACAATTCAAACACAAAATCAAAATGGTATTTCAAACAAAAAAACAAAAAGAAAAAGAAGTAAGTAATCATATTCCTCTTTTAATTAAATTACAGGGAGGTATAAAAATATGACATTTACACAATCAAAAGGATTAAGAGATAGAGAATATTCTAAATTCATAGATGTAGATATAGGCTCTGTAAGTGCAATAGGAGTAGTATTATATGCTGTACAAAGTGGAACTACAGATGCAATTCCAGTTTTATGTAATTCAGTAGGAATGCTTTTAACATCTGGAATTTAAATGTCATTTAAGAAATTAAAATGGCATTAGATACTATTGGAAGCATAGCAACATTTATAACTGAAAGTATTCAAGTTCCAGCAGGTGTTTCAGGCAATATGATAGAAATTGTAGATATGGCAAGACAACATGTTGCAAATTATACAGGTGAGAATATTGGTTCTCAATCTATTGGAGCAGAATATCAACCCGCAATTATAGATTTTTCTAAAGCAGATACAATTGATTTAATTCAAGCCCAATCTGGAGGGGAGAAGATAAAATTAGATGTATTAAGTATTGAAGAAACAGGAGAAGCAATGAGTGCAACGCAATATCGTCTCCTTGGAGAAATGAAATTAAAATCATTAGGAAGAAAAGTTTATATAAAAAGGAGTTTAAGTTAAAATGGGAACTCAAGATACATTAATCGCAGGATTAAATAAAATGATTGCTAAAATTGGAAAACCAATTAGAGTTAGATATTTCTCTGCTGAGCCTGGTAGTGTGTGGGATGATGATGTAACGCTTGCTGAAGTTACTGGTTCTGAAATATGGACAAGTGGAATTGTATTGCCTTTAAGTAATAAATATGGTTCTGAAGATGTTAGATTAATCGAGCAAGGAAAATTAACAACACAAGACCAAAAAATGTATGTTAATGGTTCATTTGATTTTACAGGAACTGGAAGTAATATTCAAGTTAAAATAGCAATGAATGGAAGTCCAACGCAATTATATAATTATACATTAACAGATATGGGAGCAGTACCTTATGAAGTATATGGTACTCCAATTTACAAAAGAGCATTTATAAGAAAATTAACAAATGGAAGCTTAGTGGGGGAAGTGTAATGAGTGTGAAAATTAATATTTTAGGGATTCCAAAAGTATCAGCTTTTCTTAAATTAAAGAAAACTGATATTAAAAAAGAAGCAAATAACGCCATGAAAAAAGTAGGACTTCATTTGCAAAATGAAGTTAAATTAAGTATTGCTGGTCATAAATCAGAACCTACAAGTGTAGATACTGGAAGATTTTTAAATAGTGTATCATTTGACGCTAAAGACCAAGGAGTAATTATCTTTTCAGATGTACCTTATGCTAAAAATCTTGAATTTGGAACAAGTAGGATGCGACCAAGAAGACATTTTCAGAATAGTTTAAATAGAAATAAACAAAAAATAAATAATATATTAAAATCAGGAGTAAAAAAATAATATATAGTAAACATCTTAAACTATATAAATGATTTTATCCTTTAATTATTAATCCAAGCGAGGATTAAACTAAAAAATGTTAAGCGAGACAAAATGGCAATAAGCAGTGCAACTTTTATCAGAGATACTCTTTTCTTTATAAAAACAGAACTATTAAAAATTACAGACCCTCTTTTAGGAAAAAGAAGTAATAATTCTAAATTTGTTATGACTTCTTATCCACAGAGATTAGTTGAATATCCCTTGATTACAATTAAATTAACAAATCAATCAGCAGCACCCGCTGGGATGCAAGTCAAATCAATGGATGTTACAATTGAATTAGAAATAAGAACATGGGGAAGAAACCAAAAAGAAAAAGACGAATTATCAAATGATTGTTTTAAACATCTTAGAGATATTCAATTTACAGCAAGCACAGGAAGTATAGCAAATAATTTACATAACTTTAGACTATTAAGTTCAAGTGAAATAGATGAGCCTGGAGAAGGAAATCCTAAATCAAGAATATTAAATGTTCAGTATAATTTTTTCAATGTTTAAATTAAAATACAGGAGGATAAAATGGCTAAAAAATATAAATATAATTTTTGGATAGGAATTTGGAAGACTGTTAAAAATTCAGCATTTCTTTTAATACCTTTTTTGGTAGCAATTTTAGCAGGAATGCCAATAGAATATGCTTGGATAACAGGTCCAATTACATATTTCCTAAAAAATCTATATGAAAATAATTAAATTAAACAAGGAGGTTAAAATGAAAAACAAAATTAAAAAAATTATAACACCAGAAGTAAAGAAATTAGTACCAGTGGATAAATCAATAGAAGCGAAAGCATTAGTCAAACAAGGATTAAATGCAAAAGAAGTTGCAAAAGTTTTAAACATTGATAAATATGAGGCAAGCAAATTAATTAAACAAGTAAATAAATTAGGAGGAAAATAATTTGGCAGATAAAGACGAATATAGATACTTGGCTCAATTAGAAGAAGCAAAACAACCAGAGGTATCTCAAGATGAGGAAAAATGGAATATAAAATTAACAAAAATCAAAGGAGTGGGTTTTGAAAGAGCAAAAGATTTAGGAAGGATATATAAATCAGAAGAAGAATTAATTAAGGCTCTTAAAGAAGACAAAGTAAGTTTAAGAAATGATGTTGTTAAACTATTAAAATTAAATTTTCAATTAAATAACAAAGGAGGTTAAAAAAAATATGGCAGGAAGATACGCAGCAGACCAAAATAAAGTATTGGGTTTCTTTGAAAGTGGAGGATATGCAACAGGCAAGGTAATACCATCTGGTGGTAATAGCGGAAGTGTATTTTGGATTGGAGAAGTTACAGACCATTCAATAGATGATGCAGAAGGCTTAATTGAAAGCAGATATATGGGAACAGCGACACGTTCATTTGATAGTTACAACCAAGGACCACAAGATGTTACAGGAACACTAACTTATAATGCAGTAGATATGAGAATACCATTCTGGGCAATTGGTTCAGTAGTAGAAGTTTCAGGAACATCAGTTTGTACACATAATGCTACAGAAGTAGAAAGTGATGTATGTCAAAACATTTATACAAGTGGAACTGGGCAAAGCATGGATGTACCTATGAGTTTTACTATTGAAGATAGTAAACAAGCACCAGGAACAAGTAGAAATTTCATTAGAACAGTTGCAGGAGCATGTTTAAATAAAGTAACAATAGCAGCAAAACAATCTGAAAAAGTTTCAGTAGATGTAGATTATATTGGACAAAGTTTAGCATATACCCCTTCAGGAACAACTACAACAATAGTAGATAGTGGAACAACACCTTATATGTGGAGTGACGGTGCATTAACATTGGGAGGACATGGCACTAATTTGGGAAGTACAATGGATACAGCAAAAGAGTTTTCATTAGTAATTGATAAAAAATTAATTGCAGAACACTATATTGGAAGTAGTACATTGGGAGGATTTCATGGAAGATTAATTGCACCACCAACTGAAGGAAATAGGGATTACACTTTAAGTGTTACTATGGATTTACCAAGTGATGATGCATTCTGGTTATACGACCAAATGTATAAAGGTGGGAGTTCATTTAACGCAACAATTGATATGAATAGAGATGTTACAGATACAGGAAGTCAACATTCAATGTTTATTATGAGTGGATGTTTTATTACAAGCATGGATAATCCATCAACAGTTGAAGGATTGAATGAAACTACTTTAGAAATTAAACCACAACATGTGACAGGTTCATCTTGGGACTCAATCAGTAATTATAACCCTTGGATACCAGATTAAAGTCTGTTTTCAGCCTTTATTTTTTTTGGTATTATGTGCTTTATAAATAAGAACAACTTTGAAATAGAATATCCTAATTATAAATTAATTCGGGAGGTTTATAAATGAAAAAACTTGACTTAATGCAAACGATAGTAAGTAAGATTTTGTTAATTGGAATTGGCGTAACAGCATTTTTCTTTTTTATTTGGTTAATAAAAGTATTGGTTAGTGCAATATTTTAAAATGGAAAAAGAAATAGAAATTACTGGAAAAAAAGTTGTTGTAAAGGAAATGACTTATATACAAGCAGTAACTTTAGAAGAGTGCAAAACACAAACAGATAAGATTAAGAAAATTATAGAATTTTCTACAAATTTAAGTGTTGATGAAATAGAGAAGTTACCCTTTAAAGAAGGTGTTAAATTGCAAAAATTAATAAATGAAGTTAATGGATTTACAGCAACTTTTCAGAAGCCAGTCACAGAAGAGAAGGAGAACTAAGTATTTGTAAATTCTATGGTTGGCGATTAAAAGATTTAAGAGAATTAAGTTTAACAGATTACAATGAAGTAGTTCATTATATGAATAAATATATTCGTAATCAAAATAAGCAAATGAAAAAAATGAATAAAAATCCAAGGAGTAGAAGATAAATGGCAGGCATGTTAGGAGCAGTAGGTGCAGGAGCATTAGGAGGAGCAGCAGTTACTATTGTTATAAATGCAGTAGATAAATTTAGTAAGACTTTTACTAAAGCAAGTTTTAGTATAAAAAGTTTAGGCAAAATTGCCGCAGTAGGCGCAATAGCAGCAGGAGTAGCAATTGCAGGAATTGGTATTGCTGCAGTTAAAACAGCTGCTGATTTTGAAACTGCATTTACTGGTGTTAGGAAAACAGTTAGTTTAAATGCAAAAGAATTTGAAGAATTAGAAAATAGATTCAAGGATTTATCTACTGAGATACCCATGACATTTGTTGAATTATCTCAAATTGGTGAAATTGCAGGACAATTAGGTGTAGAAGGAGTTGATAATTTAGAAAAATTCACTAAAACAATTGCTGCTATAAGTGTAACAACAAATTTATCAGCAGAACAAGCAGCAACTGACTTTGCAAGAATAGCAAATGTAATGGGAGTACCAATTTCAGAAATTGATAGGATGGGGTCATCTATAGTTGATTTAGGAAATAATTTTGCTACATCAGAAGCAGAAATTGTCGCCATGACAATGAGAATTATGGGTGCAGGTAAAACTGTAGGATTAAATACTCAAGAAATTTTTGGTATGAGTGCATCGTTAAGTGCATTAGGAATTAGGTCAGAGATGGGTGGAAGTGCAATATCAAGAGCAATGATTACTATTGCTAAATCAGTTGCTACAGGAAGCGATGAATTAACAAAATATGCTGAAGTTTCCGGAATGTCTACCGATGAATTTGCAGTAGCATGGAAAGAAAAACCAGTAGAAGCAATGTCTGCAGTAATTATGGGTCTTAAAAATATATCAGAAAGTGGTGGAAATACTTTTGGTGTATTAGAAGATTTAGATTTAAAATCAATTAGAATAACAGACACAATGTTAAGATTAGCAGGTTCAGAAGGAGGAATAACAGAAGCTGTGAACTTATCAAAAACTGCTTGGGAAGAAAATACTGCATTAATGAAGGAAGCAGAAGAAAGATATAAAACGTTTGATTCACAAGTAATTAAGTTAACAAATTCATTTAAGTTATTATTTGCAGAATTGGGTGAAGTATTAATCCCCGTTTTAATAGATTTATTTAAAGTTATAAAAGACGAAATAATTCCGGCAATAAAACCTCTCATTCCTCTTATAGGAGATTTTTTATCAAATGCTATTAATGCTTCTGCATCAATGTTGCCAAAACTAACAGGAACATTAGTTAAAGTTATGGAAATATTTGTAAAATTATATGATGCTATCATGCCAGTATTAGAACCTCTTTTTGATATAGGATTTGTATTAATTGATGCTATTATAGATGCATTAACGCCATTTATGCCTGTTATTAGTAGCGTAATTAAAATATTAGAACCATTTCTTAAAATTTTAACTCCAATTGCCGAAATTCTTGGAGAGATAATTGGTTTTATAGCAGAATTAGCAGGCAGTTATTTAGGAGAAGTTTTTGGTGGATTGGCAAAAGGTGCTCAACAATTTGGAAGTTTTCTTGGATTTGAAGAAGGAGGAATAGTTCCAAGTACAGGACTTGCAATGGTTCATAAAGGAGAAACAATTATTCCAGCAAGTGCTTCTTCACAATTATTACAATCAATTGAATTATCTCCGACAGGAATAAATAGAGGAGTTACATATAATTACTTTACCTTTGAAAATATAAACGGAATGTCTGGCAGAGATATTGCAGACAGTTTACAGGAGGAACTAATCAAAAAAATATAAGATGGCAAGAAAGATATGGCACTACTTTTTTAAGCAAGGATGTATAGCAGACAGTTTATTAGATTTTATAAGATTTAAAATTTTGAGGTTAAATAAAACATAATGGCAATAAAAGATGATTTAGTTAGTTATTATAAGTTAGATGAAAGTTCAGGAGCAGTTATTGATACATTAGGAATAAATAATGGAACAAATTATGGGGCAATACCAAATGTTGCAGGAAAAATAGAAACTGCTTATGATTTTGAAACTACAGAAAGTGATTATATTTCTTTAACAGAAGAAGGATTAAGAATCACTGGCGATTACACTGTTAATGCTTGGTTTAAAGTAGAATCAATTGGCATTGCACAAACAATAATGCGAAAGTGCGGTCATCATAACGGACATACAAATTATGATTTATCAGTTGCGGCTACAAATAAATTACAAACTTTAAGATATCAATCTCACACAGGGGATGGTGCAAATTGTAATTCTGCAGATGCTTTAACTTCAACATCAACAATTTCAGCTGGTGTTTGGTATATGGGAACTGTAACTTTTGATGCTTCTACTAAAAAGTTTACATTATATTTTAATGGTGGTGAAGAGGATTCAGTTACAACTGCCTATCCTGTAAATTGTTACAATTGGGCACCACAACCTGGAATAATAGGGGGTTTTAAAACTTCTGCCATTTCAAATGATTATTTTGATGGTATTATTGATGAAGTTGGAATTTGGGATAAAGTATTAACACCTGAAGAAATAACTGATTTATATAATAGTGGAGACGGACTCGCTTATCCTTTTGAAGAAGAACCACCAGCACCATATGAATATAAACCAGTTTATTCAAAAATAGAAATAGGTGGAACTGATTATGCAGATGCTTTAAAAATAACTGTTGATAGAACAATTGGAGATTTTAATGCTGCATCAAATTTCACAGCAGAATTTGATAATCATCATGGGCAATATTCAGATACTTTTAATTTAAACGATGAAGTAGTAATTTATGCAGACAGAGGAGAAAAACCAACTACAAAAATATTTGCAGGAGTAATAGAAAATATTAGCTTTAAAGGGGATACAGAAAGAGAAAAAATAAATTTAGTAGGAAGAGATTATTGTGCCATTTTACAAGACATGACTGTTAAACCAATAATTTTTAAAGATGCTGATGCTGGTCAAATAGCAAAAACAATAATGTTAAATAATACTGAGGATTTATTAACAGGAAATCATATGAATACTTCTACAGGAGTAACTATTGAAAAAATAGGATTTAATCATAAGATTGTATTTGAGGCTTTAAAAAAACTGGCAGAATTAAGTGATTGCTACTTTTATGTAGATGCAGATAAGGATGTTCATTTTATTAAAAAGGGTGATATAATTTCTGGATTAACTTTTAATAATACAAACGTGCATGATGGAACATTTAAAAAAACAGATAGAGAAATTTATAATAAAGTTTATGTATATGGGGCAAGAGTTTTAACAGGAGCAAAAGATACTGGAGGAACTTGGGGAGCAGGAGAAACAGGTTCTGTTTTTAGATTAAATGACAAACCTCATAACACAAATGTAACTGTTGATGGCGTTTTACAATATCCAGGAGGAATTGTTGGAATGACTGACCCTGCAACTGAACCAGGATTAAAATATTTAGTAGGTTTCAATGAAAAACAAATTATTTTTGTAAGTGGAACAGCAGCAGGAGAAAATATTCCTTCATCAGGAACATCAAATGTAACTGTAGAGTATGAAAAATATTCTCCATTATTAAAATATTTAGAGGATGAAACAAGTGTTACAGATTATGGTCCTAAAACAAAAATAATAAAAGATGATAGTTTTAAAAGTTATTCAGAAACTTCAAATGAAGCAACTAAATTTTTAGAAAATAACAAAGACCCAAAAATTCAAGGAGATTTAGATATAAAAGGTTTGGTAGATGTAACACCTGGAAATACATGTGTTGTTGATTTGCCCTGGCATGGAATAAGTGAACAAACATACACAATTCTTTCTGCTTCTTATACTTTTAATAAATATAATAATTTGGCAGATAATGTTCTTCACATAACTTTAAATAAAAAAATATCTGATTTTACAGATATAATGAAAGAACAAATGTTAAAAACAAAAACAATTGATGTGGGTACTCTTGAAGGAGAATATACCACTCTAGCAACCGCAACTGCAGATTTATCGATTGAAAGTCATTTTGAAATTTATACGAAAGATATAAATAGTAACTTTATCTTTCATTCAGAGAAGCATGGAAAGTTAGAAGACCCGAACTCAAGAATTGGGACAGGAGTTTTAGGTTCAACACTTTTCGCTTCAGGAGGAGAATATTAAAATGTTAGTAACAGATGGAACAGAAACAATAGCAGGAGCAATGGGAGGTTCAGGGTTAATACCTTCACATATAGCAGTAGGTACAGGAAGTAGTACAGTAGTAAGTGGGAATACATCTTTGCTTACAGAATCAAATAGAAATGCTTTATCAATGGCAGATACAAGTGTTGCACAAGAAGTAATTTACACAGCAGATTTTAGTTCTACTGAAATAAGTGGAAATACAATAACAGAATGGGGATTATTTAATGCTGCAACAAATGGAAGTATGTTTGTAAGAGAAGTAATTGAAAGTATTGCTTTTGAAGGAGACCGTGAATTTCAAGTTCAAAGTACATTAAAATTTTCAAGGAGTGGAGCAATATGATAATTAAATTAAACAAGGAGGTTAAAAAATAAAATGGGATTATTACACACAAGTTTTGAAAGTGGAGCTATGTTCACAGCGGGAAGCGACTATGGAACTACAGGAACAAGTGGGATTAATGAAATAACAAACAGGATTAATACTATTATGCCTGAACTCAATTTGATTAGTGGAACTGATATTGTAATTCATGCCTCGGGGAATTCAAGTTTTAATAAAACTTCTTATTTATCAATAAATCCTGCAGAATTTACAACATTATTTCCAGACGTGGATGATGTAACCCAGATGACTGCGTCTATGTCATGCAATTCACAATTAATAAATACTATTGCGCCAGTAAATTTACCACATGGAGCTATTGTTACTGAAGCAATAGTTTATGGAAATCCATCAGGGGCACAAGCAGTAAATTGGTTTTTAACAAAAAGTGGTCATACGGGTGGTTATAATGTAATGGGGGGAGCGGGCATAGGTTCAGCAGATTCATCTATAGGCAGTTCAATTATAGATAATGTAAATGCTTCTTATAGTATTTATATAGGTACATTAGACCCAACCAGTAAATTATACGG